GCACGGCACTTCTCGCCAGGCACGAGGCGCAGGCAGTATTTTGACTTCGCCTCTTCAGCGGTCACGATCATTTCGCCACCGATCCTTTCTACATGACTATACTTGACAAAATTGCATATCAAGTAGCCTGTTTACATCACTGCGACAGTGCCTCCAGAATGACCGCGTGCACCGCATTGGCTTTTTCTGCAAGATCATCCAGTGTTTTATCGTTGATGACGTAGAAATCGAACGGCCTACACTTGAGGCCGCCTTCACTTGAATGGGAAGAAGGATATTCGGCTCCGGGACGAGAAACATGGACCATCCACGCGGGGAACTGCGCCAGCATGTTGTACTCGTTCTGGAACCTCATATCGTCCACGATCACATCAAATCCCTCAGCGAACGCCGCCTGAATACGGTTATACATTGACGCGATCCAAACACTGGTGTTGATGTTCTTCCGTCCCCACTCAGTTCCCAAAGTCTGCATGAGATGGCGTGCGGTACAATGCCACCCGATTCCGGGAATGGGAGCGTCCTTGTATTTCGGGTTGTAGAAATACTTTTCAGTGTCTTCCACACCCATGTTCCGCAAGAATACCGTGAGCATTTCCTTCAGCGGAGAAGCAAAGCTAAGGATGGTGTAGTTTCCGTTCTGCGCGAAAGTTTCCGCAACCGTAGTCTTTCCGGCTTTGGGTGAATTGGCGTAAATCGCGATTACATGATGGTTGTGGGTGGTGTCCATAGGATAACTTCCTTTCTTTCGTAGTCGTAATCGTCACGCTGGCAGATACGCGCTATCCGCGCCATCTGCAAGGCAACGTCACTCGACAGCCCCTTTTTTACATACGCCGCTGTGACTTTCGGCCACATCATTGAATAGGACCATTGTTCCGGATCATCTCCGAGCAGCTTTTCCGCTGTTTTCGGACCGTATCCCGGACACCCAGGGTACCCATCTGCTGTATCACCTGTGAGCGTTTGCGTCATGTGACGATACGCGGCCTCGTTTTCAGAAATGGTCAGGATTCCCTGCTCCTCAAACTTTTTGAAATTGCAATACAGCCCCGGAACTGTACGCATGTCCTTGTCCTCAGAGACGATAATCTTCTCCTTGGACTTTACGATTACCGGAGATGTTGCAAGTATCCCGAGGACGTCATCACCTTCCAAGCCAGGACGAAGAAAGGTTTTGTAGTTGGCAAGAACATAAGATTTGAGGTGTGCACGAAGGAGCGGAGGACGTTTTCCTTTGCGGTTCGATTTGTACTGTGGGTACACGTCGTAACGAAAACTTGTTACATCACTCAAAGCGATGATCATGTCATCCGCTTTGAGGACATCCATATATTCAGCAAGACGCTGATCAACCATCGCTTGCGCCGCGTTCTCGTCGGCGTGGACTGTCCACAAACCTTCATTCCATCTGATAGGCGTTTCCGTCACCGCTGCTACCTGATAGACAACAATGTCACCGTCAACAAGAATAGTCCTCTTCGGTTGTTGCTTCATTGCTCACCGTCCTTTCAGGAGGAAGCGGTACTCCGTATTTGTCGAATATGCATTCCTCCTCTATGCAGTACCCGTTCAGCCCCTCGTGAGGGCATCCACACCCAAAACACATTGGAAACTACACTTCCACAGATGCGGCACCTAAGTAGGATGCTTCCCACAGGCGGCGCTCTTCTGTGATTTCATCCAGCACACGCCCAATTGCTGCGTCGAGCTGCGCACGAAAACGCATGATCTCTTCGTAGTTTTTGAAACAAACGGTAACAAGTGCCGCATCGAAAGCATCTTTTTCAGAAATATTTAGGTACCAAGACGATCCGTTCTCATGACTCAGCACTCCTATCTGTGGAATAGGGGTACTGTGTTCTTTACGAAACGCGAGCATGCGAATCATTCCCTCTCCTCCTATCTGTACCATAACCGCCGTCGTCTGCGTGGATAAACAGCCTCTTCTCTGTTGCACCACACAAAAGCGGTAAGAATAAGAAGAACAACGCCGCCAAAGACCATGAAAACGGTGGATGGGCGCACTGCTCCAGCGGAACAGAGCAATGGGAACTGCGTTTGCAGACACTCCCAAATGATCCTGTAACCTTCGAACAGATTCTGCATGGCGCACACTATTTTGTTACGCGCTTGAAAACAGTCAGCGCAAACAAAAGGAAAATGAAGATATACGCAATCAGCGGTATAAAAGCACCCTCACGCACGCGATTCACTCTTTCCACAACTGAGAAGAGGTGCGAACAAAAATACATGCGTTTCAGGAACAGCATCCACTAACTCGCAAACCAGATTGCGGAACTCGTGATATACATCAGGTTGGCTACGTAGACGAACTATATGCCTGAGTTCGCGTGCATTCACGGTCATGATGAGATTCGTTAGAAGACTCTCAGGAAGGAATGGTTTGATGTAGTCGTTTGGAACTCCGCAACGGCTCATTTCAGCGATCCATGAAGAAAGCTCTTGAAACGATTTCAATGCATTCTGCGCGGAAATGTGCTGTGCATTGTCCTGTGCGTATGTAGCGGCTTTACACTCGGTGTTAAGCGTCGTAGGGAGAACTCCTGAGCTTCCAGCGAGAATCTTTTTCAATGCCCAGCGCGTACTCTCCACTGAGAGTGAAACGTGTCGGTGTCGCGATAACTCAAGGAGACAGCCACGAGATAGGCTGGAAATGCTGAACGTGTAAACCAGATGTTCCAATACGGATTCGTGTCCATTGTCAATGAGCTTCTGAATGAACATCTCCGGGTCTGTAGTAGGCACCCTGTCCGCGCTTGCGGTGCATGTAAGTCCTGCGATCACTGCAATTCTCAGATCGCTGTATCCAATACATTCAACTTTCATATTTATTCCCCTTTCACATCCCCAACAACATTGAGAAGAAATACGTTACTGTGACTGAGTAAAGGCAGCGATGATATGCTTCTGCCCCTTCGGGGTCACAAGCGGCGTGACGGACGTGTGTGTTTCACCGTTTGCGCAGATATAGAATCCTTCGCGGCACACGAAAAACCCCGCGTCAATCGCCCACTGCTTCGGCTTATTCCAATACCCGGCGTTCTTGCAGAGGTACCCCTGTTCACGAAGCCACGCAAACAATCGATGAGTCCCGGTTTTGTACCCGGCGTTGGTCAGAAGCGCGGCCATATCTTTGACAAGGATTCCTTCCGAATCGATAGCCTGAATGGTGTCGTGGAAAACTACCTTGGGGTAATCTTCGATAACCTTTGCTTCGAGTTCACGACGACGGGTCTGCTCGTCTTTGAGCTTCTGGAGCACCGAGATCATGGTGTCAGGATCGGAAAGCATTGTTTCGAGGGTTGCCGGAGTGGCGTAGAGGCCGTGCTTGCGGATCGAAGGGAGGACTTCCCCGGCAATCCACTTCTGGAACGGAAGCGCCTTCGGCTTGTCAGATCGTGCGAGAAAGAAGTAGAGCCCCTGTTCGGAGAGGCAGAGCATGTCTTGAATTCCGCCAGGGGTATCAATCCGTTTGATACCCTTCCACTCCTCCGGGACATTGCCCATAAGCTGAGCGATGCTGCTGCTTTTTGCATACCCCAACACTTCCGCAACATCTTTGGCCACAACCCACACTTCGCCGTTTTCAAAGGCCGTCCTGATCTCCTTGCCCTCGTACCCGAACACCTGAAGTGTGTTGTTTTCTCCACTCGTTGCCACTGCTGTAGTCGTGTTATTCATTCCTATTCATCCTCACTTTCATAATCAATGGGTTTCAGCCCAGTTTTTCCCACACTTCCATTCCCCATCCAAAGGGCAACGAAAGTTGAAGAACGTTCCAGCGTCGCGGATCGCTTGAACCGCGAGCGCACCGATGCGTTCTTCAAGACCTTCGCGCACGTAAAGCTGGTATTCGTCGTGGATATGGAGCACCTGTGCCACGTCGGTTCCGTAAGTGAATCCTTCGCGTTCAATGGCTTCCCACAGCAGGCACGTAGCTTTTTTCATGGCAATTGCTCCGGCTGATTGGAGCAGGAGGTTTAGAGCGCTGTGCACAGAGCGGGAATGCAACAAGCGTCCATCGAGGCCGCGAAGGTGGCCGCGCTCTTTGACTGCCAATTGCACTCCAGAGATGAGGTTTGCCAAGGCGGGAGTCTTTTTCAGGAATTGGCGTTTGACGGCTGCTCCACGTTTTTTCTGTTCCTCTTCCGTCCCATCAGGAAGCAGAAGGGATCCTATGAGCTGATCACCAGCGCCGTATAAAAACGCATCAAATGTGTTCGGGAAGGGTCGTAAGCCCTTCCCCGCGCCACTACGCGCTGCTGCATGTCACCATGCAGTTCAGACTATTTCATCACCCACAGCATTACCTGTTTGGGGCTACGCGCTTCGAGCACCATCAACTTGTGCTCTACTCCCTTGCGGGATAGTCGTTGCACCTTCAAATGCTTTCCAACATTCTTGTGTATTGTTGTTGGAAAGTATTTGCTTGGCTCAAGATTTTCTCAGTGAGAGTTCCCTTGAGTTCACGTAGTTTTTGTCAACAGGGTTTCCCCTGTAGTCATCCAATGTTTTAGATGAACCTTTTCGCTTCGGCGCGGGTTGCCAGTCCTGCGGCTTTCTGGTTTTCCGTGTGGATGTCACCATGGAGCACAACATCGCGATACAGACCACCGTCGTATTTCGTGAGGTAGTGCGAGAGGCAACGCAGTTCCAGACCGGAGGCATCAGCTCCAAGCATGACGTAGCCTTCGGGAGCGTAGAATAGAGCGCGGCACTCTCTGCCGTATGGAACCCCAACGGCGGGAACCTGTGCGAGGTTCGGTCTGAGATGCGTGCAACGACCTGTCACGGCCCCGTTTGTGATGACAGAACCGTGTATGCGTCCGTCGGGTTTTACCGCCTTCATCCATGCGTTTGTTCCTTCCGCAAGCTGAGAAATGCGTTTCTGAATCATCAGGTATTCAGAAAGAAGGGAGGCTTCTGGGTAGGGGAGTTTTGACAATACTTCATCATCAATCTGCGGCTTTCCGCCGTCAGTGAAGACAGTCGGAACCCACCCAAGGCTTGTGAGGCGTTCTGCGATATGGTCACGAGAGTTCGGGTTAAACTCAACTACTTTAGGCTTCCATACAGGAACGCCTTTCGTCCACCCTCGTGTTTTGTTATTGACTTTAGGTGTGAACATCGCACCTTTGTCAATAGGCGGAAACGCCTGTTGCAGCGGCGTATTCAGCGCCTCTCGCCGTTCAACCAAAGCCGCGTACAACTCAGCGGCGGCAGCGGAGTCGAAAGCGACACCGCACTCCTCTTGACGTTGGATGATTTTTTGAAAATCGTGTTCAAGATCCAGAGCGGTTTGGCTATACTGTTTGGACAGGATCAGCGAATACAGCTTTTGCGTAACGAGTACATCCTGTTCACAATATTCTTGCATTTCTCTGGACCAGTTTTTCCAGTCCGTTGTCTTCCCGAACGTGTCTTTTTTGTCACGTAGGCGATACCCCCACGCTTCGAGGGAGTGAGAGCCAATCAACGCTCCTGGAAATGAGGGATTCTTCCGCCTGTAGCTGAAGTCTGTATCACGTAGGTTCGGCCATATGAGCCGCGAACAGAGGAGTGTATCAATGACGTTTCGAGGCGGTTGCCATTGTGGGAACAACGTGCGTAATGCTGGTATGTCAAAACACAGAACGGTGTGGCCAACTATCGTATCAGCACCGCGGAGCAGCGATAGGCCGTATGCTATGCTGTGGTATTTTGAGTCATTGTCAGTGCATGAGATGATTTCTTCCGTTGCGATGTCGAACAGCACGAGACAATGAACAGCATCAAACACATCTAGAAGGCCGTTCGTCTCTATGTCGAAAACGTAAGTAGAAGTAGGCATCTCAAAAATCCAGTTCCCCGGTACGCGGTGCATCATCCGGAGGTGTTTGTGTTTGATAGGGATTTTCCCCACCATTGAAAACGCTGGCAATAGGAGAACCACACGGAAGAAGACGACCTGTCTCGTGCGAATAGATGAGAGTGTCCGCAACACCTAAGACACCAACAAGACGGGACTTTAGAACGCGAACAATGGCGTAGTTGCCTTTTTCAGTATCCTGCTGGTTTCGCTCAAAGGAAACTACAATGTCCGAGAGTTGTTCCAGCGACGCACTCCCGCGCAGATCTGAAAGCGCCACTTCGCGTCCTTCGCCGTAGCTTTTCCCCTTGTCCGGACGTCGCAAATGCGAAATCGCAATGATGCCTACACCTGTTTCTTCTACGAGTGAACGCAGTGCGGTCATCAGGATGTCAATTGTCCTGCGTTCTCCTTCGTCTGTTTGTAGTCCGGAAACTACGATTGATATATGGTCTAAGATGAGAAAATCAATATTGAGCGCCTTAACCATGTATCGAATTTTGTTCAAAAGTGTTTCAATTTCTGTACTGCCGAAATGGTCATAGAACCAAAGGCATTCATCCTTTGTAATTTCTTTGAACGCACTCGTTATTTGCTCCTGCGTGACAAGTTTCCGTCCTTCAGGAGTGTGAATAGGGATGTTCAAAACGATTCCAAGGTAGCGTTCGAGCGTTCGTTTCTTTGACTCTTCAAGTGCCATGATTCCAACCCTGCAACCGTGATGTCGGACGAGGTGGTATCCGATCTCATGGATTGCTGTGCTTTTCCCGATTCCGGAACCGGCGGTAAAGAGCACAAGCTCCCCCTTCCGAAGTCCTTGCAACATCTCGCTCAGACGTGGGAACGGTAGAGAATATCCACTAGGAGGATCAGACAACACCACATCAAGCAGATCCGACGCGGAAACGATGCCATCCGGTCGATATGGGCGTGCGTTCCACAAGGCAGGAATGATTTCAGCACCGCGACCGGCTTGCATCATGTCTGAAGCGTCTTTTAGCGGGAGGACGGCAATGTGCGCTTTTCCTGGAGGGAGAAGGGCTGCGACCTCATTTGCTGCGGCGCGTCCCGGATCGTCATTATCGAAACAGAGGACAACAACCTCATAGGACAGCACCCACTCCAGATTATCAGCGATTGCCCGTTTCGCGCCAGCGGCGCCAGACGGAAGCGAGACTACGGGCCATTTATGGTCTTGCAGCTGTGAGATTGTCATACAGTCGATTTCACCTTCTGTGATGACAAGACGTTTGCCGCAACCACTCCACAGATGTTGCCCGAACAGTTGAACATTTTTTGCGTTCCCGCGCCACAGAAAATCTTTGTTCGGAAGACGCAGGTGCTGCGCCGCAATTTCTCCTGCTTGATTCATGTACGGCGCGATATGTACCACCGCACCGTTGTGTTTTCCGATGCTGTACCCGAATTTCTCCAATGTTCTTGCGGCCAGTCGTCGTTTCTTCAGTTCAACATATTCACCCGATTCAATTAGATTTCCTGCCACGTGTGTACTCCTTCCATCGCTATTGGAGACGTTTTCAGAGGCGAAATAGGTATTACACGCAAAACAAAAACCATGCCCATCTTCATACCATGCTAGGTTATCTCCGGAATGATCACCTCCGGCATCCCTACACAACGGACAAGGCGCTCTGCGCACAACACCCATTTACGTCACCTCTTTCCTGTGCATAAAAATAAGGGGCCGGAAAATCCGACCCCTTCAACACTTATTCCTGAACTGCCGCTTTCAGCTCTTTCGACGCTTTGAATTTCACGGTTCGCTTTCCAGGGACAGTGTAGAGTTCCCCTGTGTGGATGTGGCGGCGCACCATTTCCGCTTGATCCTTGATCATGAACGACCCGAACCCACGAAATCCAACATTTTCCCCATCACAGATAGCGCTGGTAATGGCGCCGACGACATTTACAACCTGCTCATATGCAGATGCCTTGCTGATTCCGTTGTTCTTTGCGATTACTTCAGCGATTTCCTTAATACCGTACAATACAATCACTCCTTATTATCTTCATACCATGCCCGCACATCGAAACAGGGGCACGCTTTTGCCGCGAATTCTCGATGGCCCGCAACAACAGCAGAAGGGTATCGCTGTCGTAGTTGGTCAATCAGCGTCCGCAGTGTCTGCATCTGCGCGTGAGTGTAGTTCATTTCCGGAGTTCGTTTGTCGCTTGCAACACCTCCAACCAAACAGATACCAACTGATACAGAATTTTTTCCCGTCACATGAGCACCAACAGTATCAACAGGACGGCCCGTTTCGAGCGTGCCGTCTCTCCGGATAACGTAGTGATACCCAATAGTCAGGAAGCCGCGTTTGCGATGCCAGATTTCAATTTCACCTGCGCCAATGTCCATATTAGGCGGAGTTGCTGCGCAGTGAATGATGATGTAATCAGTTCTAATGCGTTTTTTCAAATCCATGGATTGCTGCATACCTCTTTTCGTCAAATGGTTCCAGTAACCACTCAACAGGTATATAGCGAGCAGCAAACAGGAAACCGTTTTTTGTGCACCACATGCCATATGTGGTATTGCTGTTTTTGTTGAGCCTGTTTTTGGGATTCTGGAACACAAAACGAATATCAAGCGCAGGGTGTTGCTGTTTGATGAGGAGGTGTTTTGTGCGGTCTTCCGGTACAAAATAACCTTTTGTTTCTATGATTATTCCGTTCGGAAGAACAAAATCCGGTGTGTAGCTATGCGGTTTTCCGATGTACGGGATTTTGTGGCTCTCATACGAGACCGCAACACCAGCATTTTCAAGTTGCTGTTGTATCTGCATCTCAATTCCAGAACGATAGCCTTTTGCAAGTGCTATTTCTTCGCGATTGGTGCGGCTGCTGCGTCGCGGCATCAATAATCTCCAGAATCACTAGGAGAATAGGCACCTTCACCATCATCACAGCCACCATCATCGAATGGTGCGGCTTCCGTTGCGTAACCGTCGGCAACGTCGAATCCGAACGCGGAAGCATCTTTGCTGCCCCATTCTTTCAACTCTAAAACCTGAACGGCTTCGAGGCGAAGAGAAACCCCCGCCCCGAGCGCGGCAGTGTAGAACCCATATGCCACATACGCCACACGAACGACGCTTCCACCACCGATTTTGACGCGGGATAAATCAACTGGAGTCTGTTTTGCGTCGAAGACGGGGCATGTTCGCGTCCACGGTTTGCCACTTTTTTTCGAGACTCCGGAAGCAGTCATCTTGAAGTTGAAAATAACATTTCCGGTTTCGTTTCCGGAATCGTCCTCTTCCATGATGTACGCAGGATCAGCCAATTTGACTTTCTTTCGTTCCCGTTCCGTTTTCGCCTCACTGAGTGCGTTTTGAAAGGCATCTTCAGCGATAGCGTCACACGCCGCGATGATGGGCGCTGCGTCTTCTGCGGTAAGCCGCAATTTCACGTAATAAACACCATTCTCATTGAATTTCTCGTCAGGCTCATTCAATCGGGGAAACAGCGCAATTCCGGGAGGCGTTACCTGTATCTCTTTACGTTCTGTTTTCTGTTGTGTAGCCATCATGTACCCCTTTCTTACGTCAGTTCCTTCTGGACATAGAGCGCCGCTGCGCGGAACTCAGCGCGACGACCAACCATGTCATTCATCATTCGTTCCGCCACGACGAGCGCTTCCCGCCTATCCACATCGAAACGCTCGCATACAAGTGCAAACGTTGCTGTCAACGCCGCGAGCTGAACGTCTTTCGGCATGTTTTGAATAGCATCCACGACGGTGATACAGCCAGTTGCAACCGCAAACGGGTCAGCATTTTTGAAACGGTCTGCTGAGAATGGAGCCATCGAATAACCTCCTTTCGCCTGTGCTCTCTTTTACTGGACGGTATTTAGCAAAACGAGGCACCGCAACGGTTTACGCTGCGGTGCATCACCCACAATGTTTCTATGCGAAAAAATACTTCGAGTCTTTGACTAGGTAAACGTCGAAAGTGCCGTATGGGAGTTGTGCTTGCAACGCTGCTATTTCTGCTTGTGCCTCTTTATCTCCCGCAGCTGTAAGAATCTCACCGAATGATGCGAACAAATCACGCAAAGGGTCGGTGCTTTTGTACATAGCCGCAAACTCTTCTCGCAATACACGGGATAATGTGGCTGAATCTGCTGCGTGTGTTGCATATGAATCATGGATAAGTGCAAAAGCGTGAATGTCATGATTTCGAGACAATTTAGACACAGTAAGGCATAATGCGGATGCGTCGAGTGAATGGATGAAGTTTGGTGCACTCCCCGACGCTTGACGGTCTTCGTCAATTTCGTCTGTTGGCTCTAATAGCGTAATTCGATGCGGCAGCGCTTTTTCTTTTTTGCGGGCTTTCCCTGCTTCAGTTCTGTATATAATCTCTCCGGCCAGAGGCAAGACAATTCGGCGTTCGGTGCATTTGACATTGGCTTGTTGCACAATGAATCCTGATGGTGTCGTCCAATTCAAAGGGAGCTGTTGCCGCGCCATGATCTTTGCCGCTCGTTGCAGGATCCCCATAGTTACAGGAGCCACGGTCAAAAGCTTCTTTATCGCTTTCCAGACATGCCCTGCCAACCAGACCGTAGCTTTATGCTGTTCCGCATTCGACAGCCACGGCCCGATTGTTACCCCGCGCTCTTCGCAACACTCATCATAACGTTCTCGCACGTATTTTTGACAGGAAAATAACGTAGAACCGTAAGGTAGAGTCATTACTGAGCGTTTGGTCATTTTGCGATCAATAACCCTCGTCGATAACCACGCCATTGCCATTTCTCCGTGGTCTGGGTCTCCTACCAAAGTATGAAGTGTGCGGAGTACTTCATCGGCCACGGCGCGGTATACGTCATTCGGTGCGTCGCTAGGCGCGACATTTACCTGTTTTGCTGTGGTCTCGTCGCGGAGAAGAGCTGCATAGTGTTGCAACCCACTGCATGTACCATCCTGCGCTATCGGAAGGTGTGAGACGAACCTGTAACCGTCACGGCAATAACCTGCCCACTCATGTGCTGCCGCAAGCGCTGCCCAAGCCTCTTTTGGTGGCAGAGACGCCCATATGTTACGGTGTTCCAGCGGATCAACAGCGATAGCACAAAGCATTTCATTGTTTTCGCGCACCCACGCAATACGATCTTCGTATGGGCATTTGTCGTGCCCGAATGAATTAGCTACGTGAATCGCGAGCCAATCCGCCGCTTCTTGAGTACCAAGCGGCTTGCCTTCTGCGAATTCAAGCATGGCCTTTCCAAGCCCTGCGCCTTGTGGCGATAGAAACGATACCCTAGGATAGAGTCTTCCGCGAAAATCTAAATAGTATGGGAAATAGAATTTAGTCTCATCTTTTAGACGCTCTGCCATTGCGAGAGTATACATTGCTACAAGACGTTGTGAAATGATAGATGTGTGCTGCTCACACACAACGCGCATCGCACCTTTCCACGTTTTGAGAATATCCGTGTCGCGAAAACACGGGTGAGAGCGCGCCTCACGCTCTTCCAGCGTCGGCGCACACCCACAGCACGGGCACGGTGGCACATTCAGCGTTATGTCTCTTTCAGGCATCGCTCTTACCTGAATGTTGTGGTCCCAAATATGACGCGCAGTAGCATACACAAATTTATTGATTCTCCACGCCGTGCGTTGAGCAGCGTTCACGGCGGCGTAAACATCCGGCATCTGCGCGTGTTCCTCTAGCTCATGCAAATAATCCTTGCCGTTATGCGCATGTGCTACGAGTGGATATCGTGGCGAATACTGAGTGTGATATCCACCGTCAAACGGTGTCGTCCAATCCTTCGGCGGTATTGCGGTTGGTTGCCATTCAGGACGCGTCATAGCAGCGTTTGCTATACACGCATCAATCCAAGCGGAAATTTTCGAAGTACATTGAAGCGTAGACACCCTTTTTGTCGAATGAACAACACGAAATAGATCAGTTACCGCAATTATTACGTCAAGAACGAAAGCGCCTACAATCAGACGTGTTGCGTTGTCCCATAGACGCGCTTCTCTGTGCTGTAGTAATTCACGCAGTCTAGTTGATAGGTCACTATCACCATAACTTTTTATTACTTGTGTCAGATGGTAGATAACGCCCTTGACTTTGCTATTTTTGCGGCTGCTTATTTGCCGCTCAACATATTTCCACAATTTAGGTGCATCGTCAGTAAGGAGTTGTGCGATGATTCCAGCCTCTAGTCTATCGCCAATAGCAGAAATGCATGTATGTACAGTGGTTGATGCACTGGATATTGTATTTATTGCTGTTTCCAACCCATACGCCGCGACCATATGCGGGTTCAAATCGCGGAGAATTGGAATAGCTGCACTATTCCTACCCGGACCGCATTTCTTACACGCTTCATTCAGGCCGCGGGCTACAGCGTCAAGCTTGTCACGCAAAAGGATTGCGCCATAATTGTTGCGCGTTTCAAACCCCTTTTGTCTGTTCTTTTCAGTTTTGCTTATGAGCTTTTCTGCACCAGTCTCTAACCCGAGACGTTCCCATTCGATTGTTTTTTTCAACTCTTCATCAGTGTAAACAGCGTAGGCGGGATCACTCCGCAAGGACTCAAATACCACACTTCTTGTTGTGATATTCAGCATATCCATTCTGCTCATCCTCCCAACTGGCGTATGATCCTCTTATACTGGATGGTATTTACTCAACCCATGCAAACGCTGGTCTTATCGCGAGTTGCAATTACATGCGAAAAGGTAAGAGTACTGCTTCGCCACGCTTCCGAGGCGCGAGAGGTAGCTTACACGTTTATGCTATTTCTATCAAGGTTAATATCTTCCAGCACATCTATGATCCCTTCGAACGATTGCGGGGACAGATGTGCGTACCTCATGGTTGTTGTCGGTGATGTGTGGCCCATGAGGTAACCAATTTTTTGCAAGGGAACTCCGCGTTGCGCCAACCTTGAACCGAATGTATGACGCAAGATGTGTGGCACGAACGGAGCGCAATCAACAAGCCCGATGTGCTCTTTCATGCGATCCCACGCACGTCGAAACCACCATTGATCATGCGGGCATACCCTATCTGTTGGCTTTTCGGCGCTGTTTATGGTGATCAACTCATGTAGAGCCTTCGCTGCACGCTCAGTCAGTGGCACAGTTCTTGAACGCTTCGTCTTCGCGTTCTGCTTCCATATGGTGATAACACCGTTCCGCGACCGAGCAAAATCAACATCAGCCAGCCGCAGAGATAGCAGCTCTCCAATTCGGAGTCCCGTATCGAGCAATATCACTGTCACGAGTGCGTGTTCTTGTTTGCCCCACGTCGTAAACACTGTAATTATCTGTTTCTCTTCTACGGGAGTGACATACCTCTCGTGCGTATTGTGCTCTTGGAGCCGACCTATAGACGGCATCCTATCAAGATGCCTGTTTGCGTAAGAGTACCTCAAAAGCACGCTGAGCGCAGAAGTTTTCCGGTTGATCGTCGCATTGGTGTTTCCACGCTCACGCAACCATTGACGAAACTTCGCAATGCGGTCTTCGTCAATATCTGTTATCGGTGTGTCTGGTCCAAAAAATGTTAGTATGCTCCTAACATTTTTCTCCACCGTCTCTTGCGAAGCACTCCCGCTCCAGCGATCTAGCATTGCCCCATCTACGGTCTGTCCGAGCGTCCAAGCTCTTTTTCCGCTCGATGGTCCACTTAGAATATCCTTACGGGCCTTTTCCCGCGCCGCAATAGCTTGTTTGAGCGTGTCCGCTGTTCCTGTGCGCCGCTTCCCTTGAAAGGAACAATCCCATTGAAACTTATCACCTCGTGGTCTGACACCTTTCGGCATTCCTTCAATTTTCTTCGGCATTATTATCCTCTCCAAGTCAAGTAATTTTACATATTCCGATGAACGGCAATAGCTACATTTCGTTTGCAAACGTCCGGCAATAGCTACATTTGATATGCAAAAAAAAAAGAAAAAAAAGAAGAAAAATAAATAGGAAAAAAGCGTTTTCCCTGTTGTGGGAAGGAAAGGCGAAAGGCTTTATACCTTTCGCCGTTTCCCTTTGCTTGTTATGCTGAAAGCTTTTCAATCATTTCTTGTACACGCTTCAAGGCTTCTTTGACTGCTCCTGGTACCATCTCTTCAACAGTATCAGATATATACACGTGATAATCTTTGAAATAATCGCCTATTTCAATTCTCCACAAGATCGGAAGAGCGTCGTGTAGGGAAAGAGTGTTAAGATTAGTGTAGAT